TTGAAGGATGGAAATTCCGCATTAAATCACAGCCTAAAAATGAAAAGCCGCAGTATATGTATGTGTATAGGATGGCAGGCCAACATAATGTTGAATTTAGATTTTGGGATACAAAATCAGATGCACCAACATATGTAGGAAAGATTAAATTGGAGGTAGATGATGGGTCTGATGTGGGGTAAAGCAATTGGCATTACTAAGACGCATTATTTCTTATACATAACAATTGGATCGCGTAGGATTCAATTATTTAGATGGAGAAAGAAGAATGAATAACATAAATTTACTTATTCCACCAGAATACTCAGAGTGGAAATGCTATTTGTTTGGAAGCGATCATGGTAATGGATTTATTTATCAACCTCTAAAAGGTAAAGAACCTAACATGTTTGTGCGATGGATGATGAAGATTTGCTTTAGTTGTAGATGGGTAAAGGAAAAGAATACATGACCATTAAACTAGCCTCACTGCCCACGGCCAGTGAAAAGAACCTTGTAAACGAGCGCCTACAGGCCGCCATCGACTATGGATTTGATGAGGTATTCATTATCGGCGTCAAAGACGGCTCGCTTAAACTATCCTACAGCGGATACAAAGACATCGAGCGCAAATTAGGTGCACTGGAAATACTTAAACAAGACATGATCGCAGAATCGTATTCATAGGGAACCACATGAAAAACTTAGAATTTAAGGATTACAACGAACTAAATGAATGGCTAAAAAACAACACTTGGAAAGGACTTCACCATCAGGGCGAATGGACTGACGAGATATCCTCTTCCCCAACACCGGACCCCGTCAATTCTCCACCGCACTACACCAGCGGAGGGATCGAAACGATCGACTACATGGAGGCCAAGTCCACACCGGAGGAATTCAGAGGTCATCTACGCCTTACAGCAATCAAGTACCTGTCCCGCGCCGGACTTAAAGACGACACACTCAAGGACTTAAAGAAAGCGCAATGGTATGTCAATGCCCTAGTCGACTTTGTAGAAGACAGCACGGACAAAAAATAGTATATTGAGGAATGGAAGATACCAAGGACAAGAAGAACGACAACAATAGGGGCGACGATCATCTTTTGCAAGTGGTCAGGATTACCATCGACGGACAGACGTATACCCTTTTTGGTCCTCCGATAGTACCCGATAACGAAGAAGTCGGAGTGATAGAAGACCTAGAATTCGGTGAATTTGTGCTCGCAAAACACGTCGTCGCATCTTTAATGCATTATTTGAACAACACCGTCCATTAAAAACAAAAGAAGGCAAGAAGTACTTGCTTCCCGTACTTAAATAAATGAATGACTTTATAGAGACCTTCGGGTCTCTTTTTTTTATGTAGGTACTTTTTCGGAAAAATGAGAAATTTGCCGTAATGGCAGTTTTAAGGGGATTTTTGAAGGGAAATGGGAGAGGGTGGATGGCTGGAAAGCCACGGAGCGCGGGTCTTGGAGGGGTGTGAGGGAGTAGGGAGAAAGGTGCACGGATCAAGGACCACGGATCAATTAATCGATTCTATATAGTGGACGTTTTGAAAAAAAAGTGAATTGATTTTTTTTTTTACGAAAAGTACCGTAATCAGACGTAATGGTCGAGATTACTTAGTAATATCAATGACTTATCTATTACGTTACACCATTACGTTGAAATATCACAGACGTAATGGCGTAATGGGTACTTTTTGATCACAGACGTAATGGCAAAAGAGTAAAAAAAGGGTTTATATAGGAAATTATCAAAGATTATTTTAGTAAATTGATTAAAAAATAGGCAATAACAGCAAATTTACTAGGGGGTTGCGCGCGAGGACCTTTATTTTTTTTTTTTACTTTTTTTTCAAAACGTCCACTATATAGGATTGAATAATTGAACAAAAACCCTGCTATTGACTAAGGCACTTAAAAAGGGTATATTTAATATCTACTTTAACAGATAGGTAAAGAAATGCCGTTAAAAGATGAAGAAGTAAGATTGATTGGGATAACACCTAGAAAGCATGTCATCCGATATAACAGTGTAAGTGGAAGAGCAAAGTATCCGTTCAAGGGAATGATCATTGGGGATTACATAGAGAGTCATTCCTTGTATGAAGTAATTAACTTACGCCATGCACTTAAATCATTTTATAAACGTATAAAGGGGCGTAGGTTCACTGTGCGTCAAAAAATGGAAGACGATAATGTTTGGATTTGTCGGAGAGTAAGCTAATGGCCGCTAAGGACGTATGGAATGTTCCACCTATCTTGGGGGATAAATTGCAAAAGAGACTATCTAGCAATGTAGGCTCCTTGTATAGCCAAAAGAAGAAGCTAACAGGGCGTGAATGGAAGTTTGTGCAAGAGCTAGTATCTGGAGACGGTCAAGTCACCATGAAAGAGTGCGCCATCAGAGCGGGCTTTACAGAGAAATCTGCAAAGGTCACGGCATGGAAGCTTACCAATCCTGAAATATGCCCACATGTCGTAGCCGCCATCCAAGAGTATCGTGCAGAAATCAATGCAAAGTATGGCACTAATTACGATAGGCACATGAAGGATTTGCAGTTGATACGGGATAAGGCATTGGAGGCTGGTGCATATGGTGCGGCCGTAGCGGCTGAATATCGTCGAGGCCAAGCACTTGGCACCATCTACATCGAGAGGAAAGAAGTTCGTATCGGCACCATCGATAGCATGAGTAAAGACGAAGTAATGCGTAAGCTTGAGGAAATCAAACGCATCTATGGCGCTCCACCTCAAACCATCATTGATATGGAGCCCATCGATGTAGAGAGTTCGATCGAAGTTGAACCATCATTTGACGCAAACGAGGTAATTGAAAATGGCAATAAAGCCCGAAGCCGGACTATACAAGAGACTGAAAGAGAATCTACCGGAGGCGCACATAACGAGAATAGAATCGAGAGTGAACCTAGGGATACCGGATTGCCTGATAGCGCTGAATAAGACTAGGTTTGTAATGGTGGAGCTGAAGGTGGTAAAGCGCGGTAAAAAGGTCGCGCTTAGTCCCCATCAAGTAGCCTTCCATCTGAAGCATGCCAGCCTAGGCTGTCCTACTTATATCTTAGTCCAGTATCATCCGGCCGGCACAACATCGGCATTAAAGGCTGATTTATTGCTGTATGACGGTGCGCAAGCAGAAGATTTACTATTGCGTGGCGTGGAATGCATCCCATCTGCCAAATGGCCGCTCTCACATGTGCAATGGCATATGTTTAGGCATGCATTAACCGAGTAAAAGAAAAGGGGCATAGCGCCCCTTTTTTATTGCCCTCCAAATATATTTGCAAATAACAACATCGATAGCAACCTAAATATCGTGCTAGGTTTAATAGGCGACTCCGGCTCTACTGGTTTGGCCGCTATCGTTGCGCGCTCGCGTCTTAATCGACGACGCCGGTCGTGCGGATTTTCTCTTTCCATAGCGTGCCATCAATAACCTTTGTATATTCTAATGGCCTCGTCCTCTAGGCTATCGCTGAATCCATCGCCTATGTCGCTAAAACGAACGGCAAGGCCCTTCTCGTCCACTATTCGCAATAGTTTAACCTCGTATATCGTCGGACTGTCTCCGGTGCCGTAGCCGTCGAGGCATTCGTCCACATCGGCCGTTACTAAATAGCCACTATGCTCAAAGTCAAAGCTCATAATAATTTACCTTTCGTATGCGTCTAAAAAATCGTTAACGGCCTCTTCCACGGTCTCGCCATCATAGCTGGTTGATATAATCTCGGTGCAATCGTCATCTGAAAGCTCATAGCCTAAATTAGCGGCATAGGCTTTTAATTCATCAAAGCTCATTCTGTTACCTCCACAATCCTAAAATCTTCGCTATCGGTAAAATCTTCAATGTTGCCATCCTCTACCTCTTCTTGCATCTCTTGAAAAAACCACTCTAGCTCTGCCCGTGCGCTTTCTTCGCTATCGAACCTAGTCGGTCCGTCGTCATCGCTCCAAGTATTAGTCCAGCCGCCACATAGGCAATACTCTTGCACTTCGTATTTGGTCATATCACACCTCCAATTAAAAGTAATGCTGTCGTCAAAGTAATTGCCCATAGGCATATCGTGAATGTCGTCTCGGTCATGGTCTACTCCTCTAATTGAATTACATCGGTTACGGTCCAGCTGTCTAGGTCTATCACTTTCCAGTCGCCGCCGTCGCTATTTTCGGCCAGCGCTATTGCCTCCTCTAATGTATCGGCGTCAATTTCAATCCGTAAAACGGTTTTATATTCTGCAAAGGCTTCAAATTTAGCCATGGTTTAATCCCCCTCTATAATGCCGCTATCTAAGCATGCTTGAAATACAATCTGCGCGAGGCGCCTATCTGCCATTATGGCGTTGCCTATTTTTTCTTGTAGCTCCATCCACTCGTCGCGGTCTATGTTGCCTTGCCATTCATAATTATCAACAAGCCGGCTTATCGCCCATTCTATCGTTGCGTGTAAATTCATAATGCCGGCTCCCTGTCTAGTGCATCAATAGCATCGATAATGCAACTATCGGCCGCGCTCATCAATCGCTCAATGTTGCCGTCGTTGATATTCTGCGCGTAGTGATACACATTCGACAACAAGCGTTGCGCTTGGTCTAAGTCGCTAAGTAATTTATCTCTTTCTGTCATGGTCTAGTCCCTTTCGTTAAAATCGCAATGTTTAAGCTCGGCCAAGAGCTCGGCCTC